CGTAATCTTTCTATTAGTGCTTGGCTGTTTTTAACTTGATCTTCAGCACTTTCTCGTAACCGTTGTATTTCGTCTCTTGCTGTTTTAATAGCAGGAGATTCAGTTTGGCGCACTTCGTCGATCTTACCTAGCATTGTAAGTTCACGATCTTTTAGTGCAGGTATTTGTTTTTGTCTAATATCTTTAACAACACCTGCTAGACGTACACGTTCACTGTCAACTGTTCCTGTTGCATCTTTACGTAGTTGTGAAATGTCGCCTTGAATTTGTGCTATGCGATCTTGCTGTGCAGAAACCCATTTAGCAAGAGCTTCACGAGTATTGTTTCCAAACAAGCCGTCGCTAGTTACACCAATGATTGCTTGTCCTGCTCTAATTTGTGCTTGTTCGCTACTTTGTAATTGGTTAGTAACACGAATAATTTCTGCTTCTATGCTTGCAATTTGATCTAGTAAAGGTTGTACTGCACTTGTATCTGCACTTAGGTTAGCAATCTTATCTTCATATTCTCTTGCTGTAGTTTCTAAACGACCTATTTCATTTTGGATATTAGTAAGTTGATCCTCATAAGGTTTTGTGCGTGTAGTATCATCTGCTCTTGCATCTGCAATAATTTTATTCTGCTGTTCAATTGCAGGTTGAATACGTTCAAATGCTTTGTCAATACGGTCTTGTTCTTTATCAATTTGTGATTGTATATTAGCATCTGCACCCGTGCCGCTAGATTCTAACTGTTTGATCTTTGTTTCTGCACGTTCGATAACTGCTGTAAGTCTACCTATTTCTGTATCAATACGCTGTACTTGTGCAACACTTTCTTCACTTGCACTTGTTTGTTCAATATGTGCTTTAGATAAGAACCCGAAGATGCCCATTGAGGTAATTAACATTAAAACAACAACTGCTGTTGCAAGGTAAGTTCTTAACCACCAAGTTGCTTTACTCCAATATTTGTGTAACCAAACTGCTGTAACAAGTTTGCCTATTTCTAAAACGCCGCCCATTACCATAATAGGCAAGGCAGCGGCAGCAAATATTGCTACCAACCCTGCTATACTATAATAAATCGCGACTGCTGAAATGCTCAGTGCTGTAATTAATACTAATATACCTAATGCCATTCTATTCCCACCTATAAAATACGTGTGCTCCAATACGCCCAACTAGAGCCATATCTTTCGCCCATTCAGGATTTACATATGTTGCATGATAATGCGTTGCACCTTCAGAGATGCCTCTGTACTTACCATCTAAAATCATAAAGTAAGCAATTTGCTGAGCAGTAACCCAGGCATCAATATCTTTAGGAACATCTGCTTTGCCGTCACAGTACCAACTGAACTGGCACATGTTTCGTACCATTACCATTTTGTTTGGATCTTTCCAACTCTTCTTTTGTTTGCCTTGTTTTACAACTTCACAAACTGTATTTGGATAGCGTCCATCTCTTACTCTATTTAATACTACATCAGCAACTGCTGCTTGATCTGCAAGATTGCTACCACGTGATTCATAATAGATGTTTAGTGCCAAGCAATACTCTTGCGGATTAGATCCTTCACTATAAAGCTCTTTTGCAGGCGCTTGTGCAAACGCAATGCCTGAAAGAAGAATCATACCCAAGACAGGTACTATATAACGTTTCATGTTTACCCTCATATACTATTTAAGTGGTTTTTTGGTGGATTTAATATACATACATTAGTTTCTACGCATCTGCGAAGCTTCTACTGCTTGTTTTTTGCTAGTAATAGGCATTAGATTGCTTTTGTGTGTTGTCGCAATACCAATGATATAATCTCCTGTATACTGCTGAGATTCTTTTCTAGGTGCCATACCACACATACTGTTAGACAAGCTAGGATAGTTAGGAGTCTCACGTTGATAAGAGTTTTCTGGAACGTAAGTTTTAGACTCTTGTTTGTATTGCGGTTTGTATTCGCCACGGGTGTATGCAAGATAGTCTTCGAACTTCTCAAACTGTGCAGAGTGGCAATTTATTTTACGCATACGCTTGTTATGCTGACGCCAATCTAGTCTAAGTTTATCTTCTTGCGCTTGTGTAAGTTGTTTCTTCTTACGCTTCTTATAGTTTGTAGTGGTCATGTACGGACCTACAAGATGCATAGTCATAAAAAAACTCCTGTATCATAATCAAACATAGTATTATAATAACAGGAGTTTAGTGTATTGTCAACCTTTTATTTGCCTTCCATTAGTGCAACTGCTTCATCATAATCTTCTTGACTCACAACACCTTCACGCAATAGCTTTTGTCTGTTGACTAAGTGTTTGCCTTGGATTTCTTCTTTTGATCCGCCGAAGTATGCAACACAATGTCCTTCTTCGATCATAATGTCTGTTACTTTCTCACGCTTGCCTTCATAACGCTCTACCCAAAAGTCACCTAAGATACGTCCGAACTTGCCTTTCATATCTTCGCCACTTTTATCTTCTGTTGTGATTAGTTTACCGCCGTGTTCTAATAGTTCTTTTAATCTATTTTTAGCGGCTGTGCCAAATAGTTTTTCTACTTTGTCGCTTGTACGTGACTCTGGTGTGTCAATGCCCATTATGCGTACACGTTCGTCTTTAAGCCAGACGCCAAAACCTAGATCTATATCTACGTCAACTGTGTCTCCGTCTACACATTTAAGTAGAATCACATCGTATTCATTTTTTTGCATTTGCCCTCTCCTTTTAAATGCTATTCTATATTGAATTTTAAGTTTGCGTGGTCTGGATAACTCACAACCACGGGTCCTTCCGGACATTCATAATCAATTCTTGCAAGAAGTGTTGCTTCGCCTGCGGGAATCATATGTTGGTGTTCTTTGTCGATAGTAAACGAGAACCCAAACTTATCAATCTTATCGCTTGCAGGTCCTGAGAATTTGGTTATACCTGGAATGGCTGTGTGGACCATATACTTGCTGTCCTTGACTTCAAGTGTAAAGCCTTCCACGCTACAATCGTCTCTGTGCTTTTCACGAGCAACAATAACATCAAATGTTCCGTCTACAGGAGCATCTGATATTTGAAAATGCTCTGGTGCCCAAGTTAGTATTGTCTTGTCTTCAATTTTATCCCATAGAGTATAGCCGCCGCCAATTAGTGCAAGACTTGCTGTAATTACACCTATACCTTTGGTTATGTTCTCTACGTCAAAACTAAACACGATTACTCCTTAGCTGGTTTCTTTCCAAAGATCCTATCGTACCCTGGATCCTCGTCATATGCTCCTGCCCATTTGTTTTCTGTAAACTCTGCGAAATCAATTAGATCTTCAATATCTTTGTCTATTTCTGTTAGCCACATATATTGTTCTTCAATAGACTTTTTCATATCAGCGATATCACGTTCTTTGTTTATTTGTCTTGCAACAGTCATTTCAGAAGTAAGTTGTGCAACTTCTGTTTTAAGTGTTTCTATTGTTTGTGCTTGCTGTGCTGTCCACCAAACAAATGCACTCACTTGCATAACAATTGCAATAACAACACCTATTCCAAATTTCATATTCATTCTACTGCCTCCGGTCCTCCGAACATATCAATAAGTTCTGGCCCATATGTTCCGCCTGCCCATGCAAGTGCTACAATAGTAATCACTCCATATACAAGCCATTTCATCTTAAAGTCATCAACTTCCATTCTAAAAGCAACTAGTTCATTGCCTAAGATTCTTACTGCAAGTTCTAGCTTGCCTTTATCATCTGGTTGTGCCATCTATCTTCCTTGTCCGCGATATTTTTTATAGGCTTTACGCTTGCCTTTGTTCATTGAACTTGTTTTAATCATACTATCGTTGCCGCCGATAGAAGTTTTTTTGCGGGTAGGTTCCATTACACTTGAGCCGCCAATATATGCTTTAGCCATCGTTATTTTCCTTAGCAGTTATATGTGATATAGCATCGCGAATATTCTTTTCATCTGCAAGGCATTGCCAAACTTCGCCGTCCTGTGACCATACATACCAATCATCTAAAAACATGTCGTCTGTTACGTTTGTAAGAGAACGTCCTTCTTGTTTCTTGATAAAACCTACTTTAGTGAAAATGTTCTTTTCTGCTCTTAGCAGATAAGGTATACCCAAAGGTCTACCATGAATACATGCTTGCCAACTTTGTCCTAGTAACCAAACAGTATCGTTAAGAAGATTTACATCAAAGTTTTCATCAATTATTGTTCTTGGATCTTCGTGAAGTATGCTGTAAAGAGTAAAGTCTACTCTTGGATCTTCGTAAGAGGCAATAATAATACGTTCAATGTCAGTATTGTTTTTACACCAATTACCAATTTCTGAGTAGTAATCGGCGTTGCTTGGATCATGCCAAGGATCTATTATTACAACGTCTTGCATTATGCCTCCCAATATATGCTACTATTTTATTTATCCAAAAAGAAAGGACGCACACGGCGTCCTTCTTAGTTTTCTATATGTAGCGATAGATTAGAAGTTGAACGAAACGCCTACTTCGATCTCTCCACGGTCACTTGCGTCAACATCCCATGTTGTTTCGCCGTATACCATTGCGCCTGCACCTAGTGTGTACTCAGCACCTAGTGTGATGTCTGGACGAGAACCGTCATCTAGTACATCAAACAATACGAAGTTATCGTCTGCTGCCGCACCGTCATATGCTGTGATCAGTGTGCTACCGTAAACAGATAGAGGACCATCTGCATGTGTGTAACGTAGCTCTGGCTCGATTGTGATGTGACTTGTTTCAGCGTCTACTTTGTGGAACGCTTTAACTTCTGTGTCTAGTGATAGACCAGGAACTGGTAAATCAGCTGCTTGAGCTGTTCCTGCAACCATTAGGGCTGCGACTGTCATAAATACTTTACGCATTATTATTTTCCTTTTTTTTTAATAGTGCAAATAAAAGTGGACGAGAGTTAGGCCTCTTGTCCACATTCTATTTAGTTTTTTGATATGCTGTAGTGCAGCATACTGAGTCTATTTATCAAATAGTGTGTGAAATGTGCAACGGTTCTGTTGCTAGGCCCGTTACCAGCCCCCTGCGGTTACGCTGCTAGAGCGAACTCAGATGGTGCAAAGTTATCGTTTGCATTTGTGTTTTGTAAACTTGCCTACCTGTCGAAACCTATTTCGCCCCCATCATAAACACACGACTTGTTACCTTCCGGCTCTTGTCCTATGCACAGGAAAGCAGGTGCATCTACTCTCATGTGTTTATGGTGGAGGCGCCCGGTACCGCCCCGGGGTCCAAATACGCTTTGTAACGTCTACGATTTATTTATATACTAGTTTTGATGTTTTGTCAACCAAAAAATAAATTTTTTACGTTTCCCGCGATAATCATAACACATGTGATTACATGTAATACAATCCAAAAGGTGCGAAAAGCCAGTGCCTTCTTTACATCACTTTGTGTAATAGGAAGGAATTCTGGCTTATCGTCGTCTGTTATACCTATGGGCATTCCGACTGTTCTGGCCCAAGTTTTGAGCCAACGTCTTTGCCCACTCATTACATTGCGTTCTTTTTGTCTTGGATTTCGGCTCTACGTGTTTTAGTTAGTTTGCCTAGATCACCTAGTGCTTTTCTAGCTCTTGCGGCTGCTGCCTTTACACCTTTGTTTTCAAAAGTTTCTGCTTCTGCTAGATAGTTATTAAACGCTTGAACAATTTGTTCGTGTTGTGAAAGTTCACTCATGCTGTTTCTCCTGTTACAATTTCATAAATTTCTTTCCAATTGACAACCTTCTTTACATCCGGACTGTCATAGTGCATATTGAAGCCGTGTTCAACAAGTATAGGTTTGAGTCCAAACTTTAAACCTGCTTCGGCATTTTCAATTTTATCTTCGATCCAGTACAATCCTGAATCATTATATTTTGACAGTGCATTATCTTTGTCTGCACCTGTCTCTAAACAAAGAACTTTTTCAAATGCTGTTTTGCCAAACAGTTTTTCTAAGTTCATTGCCCGTAATTTGCCTGCATTCTTATCTGTGCTTAAACTAGTTATACAGTGAAACACAAAGCCGTGTTCTTCGTGGAGCCGTTTTACATAATACATTGCGTCACGAAGTGCTGGCAAAAATCCTATTGCTGCGCTCTCATTAAATATTTTTACTAATTTGTTTGATTGCTCTTTGGTAATGTTAAATCTATGTGCAATGTCATATTCCCAATTACCATTCTCAACTTGTGTATGACCGTGTTGCTCCATCCAGCAACAAAACGCATATTCCCAATTGAGCAGAACTCCGTCTGCATCGGTAAGTATAATTTTCTTCATTTTGCCTCTTTCTTTGCCTTATTGTGTCTTTATAATAACATAGAAAATTATATTTGTCAACCACCCGCAAACACATTTGGAGATCCTGCGGCTACACTTGTACAACCGCTTATTGAATCTCCTATCCTACCACAGCCTTTTCCGTTAATAAAAACTGTGGTAGACCCTACAGCAATAGGGGCTGCATGTGACGGGCAAGGGTCTCCTGGTAGTAGGTGTGATGTGTTAACATCACCTTGTCTGCTAATTGGAATACCGTTAGCATATACATTTGGACTGTGAGCAGATCTTACCATTCCTGAACAGTGAGCTACGTCTGCATCACCTTTACGAGTTACTGCGGGCACGTTCTATCTCCATTAACTTTTCAAGCCTTCCCGGCCAAAGATCAATTTCTGCATGTTGTTCTTCTGTGTGGGGAGGTTCAGGAATACTAGGATTAAACTCTATTACATGATCAAAGTCTAAAGGAATAGCATCATACTCTGTGTATGTTTCTAAAACTCCAGCTCTCTTGACCACGAATTTATGCAAGACTTGTTTGTATTCCTGTTGTTGTAGTGATATACTGGTTAGCAATATCTTTGTCAGTTTTTGCCATCCAAGCAATCGCTGTTTTATTTATTTTGATTTTTGAGTCTGCAGGAACACTAAAAGCAAAAGGACCAAGTCCTAGTCCTGTTTGCGTTGCCATAATAGACAAAGGTTTTGCTATTGTGACTTGCTTGTCGTCTTCTGCAAGATACTTTGCAACAACTTCTTCTGCATAGATTGTTTTTATAGAGACGATATCGTTCTCTTTGAGGGGTGTGTCAATTAACATTATAGGCTGTATCCTGTACCGTTATAGTTTGTGTCTTCTAAGTGTCCTGCAAGATTTTCGTATCCACCAATCTTTTGTCCGTTTACTACAATTTGTGGAAAGGTACGTGCTTCAGGAAACTCTGCTAAAACATCTTCTCTTTCAAAATCAACACCTAGTTGCTTGTATTCATAATCGAGTTGACGCATTTCGCATAGTCTTTTTGCCGATTCACAATGTGGACAATTCGGCTTGCCCCAAATGTATATCATAGTGAAAATCCTTTTAGTGCATCTTTATCAACGTCTTGTTTAATGCCGCCGATGATATAAGATTCAACTTCTGTTTCTTGTGGTGCAACTTGTAAGCCTGAGCTTGACAACCAGTGTTGTGTCCAAGGCAGTGGGTTAGTGTTTACTGGTGCATCAAAGATAGCATTTAGTCCAAGTGCTTTAAGTCTACGGTTAGCAATGTATTCTACATACTGATTAAGAAGATTAGTGTTCAAACCAATCATACTACCGTCTTTGAACAAATACTCTGCCCAAGCCTTTTCTTCTTCTACACATTCACGCCACAAGTCATATACTTCTGCTTCGCACTCTTTTGCAACTTTAGCCATTTCTGGATCGTCTTTGCCTTGAGCCCAAAGTTTTAGTACGTGTGTGCTTAGTGCAAGGTGCTGTGCTTCATCACGAGCAATTAGTGAAATAATCTTAGCACTACCTTCCATTAACTTTAGCTCTCCAAAGCCAAATGTGCAAGCAAATGAAACATAGAAACGCAAACCTTCAAGAATGTTTACAGTCATCATAGCAAGATAAAGTTTCTTCTTAACTTCATACATTGAACCTTCGCCGCGATGCTGAAATGCATCTGCTGCTTCGTTAAACGCATCATAGTGTTTGGTTACACTCACAGCACGTTCAATAATCTTTTCATCATCTAAAATAGTATCAAACACTTCGCTTGGATCCGGATACACATTTTTCATAATGTGTGTATACGAACGTGAGTGAATAGTTTCAAAAAAGTCCCAAGTAACAATACATCCTTCTAGTTCAGGTAATGAACAGTGTGGAAGGAATGCTAAACAAGGACCACGTCCTTGTACGCTGTCTAGCAGTGTTTGATACTTTAGGTTAGCAGTAAAGATATGTTTCTGCTCTGGACGGAAGTTAGCATAGTCTGCTCTATCTTTTTGCAATGAAACTTCTTCTGGACGCCAGAAGTAACCTAGCATGGTTTGATTTAATTTATCGAACACAGGAAATTTAAATGTATCATATCTCTGTGTGTTTTGATCTGCACCGAAAAACATTGTTTCTTTGGTGAAATCTACTTTGTCTCTGTTGAATACTGTCTTCGACATTCCTTTAATCCTTAGTTTTGTTTTACTTAGTATATACGATCAAATGCGCTATGTCAACCTAAATTGCACATGCTTCGCACATTTCATCGTCATCTGTAGCTAGTGTTGCTGGCTGCACTTCTGGCTGATTATCATGCCACCCTATCGAGTGAGCAGGCTCATCAGTCATTTCACTAGGATCAGTTTTGTAGTCGTATGTATTCTGATAATATGAAGTCTTCCAACCTAACTTATAGGTATTTAGCAGGTCTTTAATCATTACACTCATTGGAACTTCGTTATCATCAAACTGTGTAGGATTATATGACCAGTTGCCGCTAATAGCTTGGTCAAAGAACTTTTGCATCACTGCGACAACGTTGATGTAACCTTCGTTGCTAGGCATGTCCCACAACAAGGTGTAGTATTGCTTAAGGCTTTGATATTGTGGGACAATCTGTTTAAGGGGTCCTTTTTTGCTTTTCTTAACGGACAAGTATCCTCTAGGTGGCTCGATTCCGTTTGTTGCGTTCGACACAACGGAACTGCTCTCCGATGGCATCTGTGCGGACAGTGTTGAGTGCCGTAATCCGTATTCAGTGATGTCCTTCCTAAGAGCAGACCAATCATAATTTAATTTATTCTCCACAACAGCATCTACATCCTTTTTGTAAGTGTCAATTGGAAGTATGCCGTCTGCGTATTTAGTACGATCAAATGCATCACAAGCACCACGTTCTTTAGCAAGTTCATTACTTGCTTTTAACAAATAGTATTGGAATGCTTCTGTTAAATCATGTACAAGTTTCCACGCATTTGGATCGCTATATTGTACTTTATGTTTCGCAAGATAGTGTGCTAACCCAATGTAACCAATGCCAAGCGAACGTCTTGCCTTTGTGCTAATCTCAGCTGCCTTAATAGGATAGCGTTGATAATCGATAATTTCTTCTAAACTGCGAACAGCAAGATCACATAGTTCTTCTAAGTCATCTAAGTTTTTAATAATACCTACATTGATTGCACTTAAAATACATAGAGCAATCTCGCCTTCTTCGTCGTCAATATGCTGTAGTGGCTTTGTAGGTAGAGTAATCTCTTGGCACAAGTTGCTCATATATACTGTGTCTTTAAATGAGCTGTGTGTATTACAATGATCTACATTCATAATATAAATGCGTCCTGTTTCTGCACGTTCTTTAATTAGTGCTGAGAACAGTTCCATTGCATCAATTTTCTTTTTCTTAATGCTTGTAGCACGTTCATACTTTTCGTATAGCTCTTTAAATGCATCTGAATCGCCAAAGTATGCTTCGTAAAGTCCTGGAACATCGTGTGGTGAGAACAGTGTAATTTCGCCGCCGCTAAGGAGGCGTTCGTACATTGTTTTGTTAAGTTGGATTGAGTAGTCTAGTTTACGTACACGGTTATCTTCTGTGCCTTTGTTGTTTTTCAATACTAGAATGTCTTCAATCTCTTGATGCCAAAACGGGAAGTGTGTAGTAGCACTGCCGCCACGTACACCATTTTGTGTACAACAACGTACAGTTGACTCAAACTTTTTAAGGAAAGGAATGATGCCTGTGTGTGCTACTTCTCCGCCTCTGATTTTTGAGTTGACTCCGCGGATTCGTCCAGCATTGATGCCAATTCCTGCCCTTTGCGCAGTATAGCGTCCAATGGACATGTCGCTGGCAAAGATCGAATCAAGTGTGTCGTCGCTATCAACGAGA